GTGGACTAATCCTACCCTAGGCAGCAGCAGCGTAGCTTGTGTTTGAAAACCCTCGGGCCCCTACGCTAGGTGTGCCGACAGTTCACGAGTTTAAAGTCGTCTGGGACTTCGAGTTTATAGTCTTCAGGGACTCTGGATTAACCCCCATGTAGGCGGAGCCTGCCGGCGCCTGCCACCGAAGTGGCATTGCGTATTTATATACCCCCAGCCCAAGGGGTCGCTCGTTAACCTTGAGCTCAGGTCTCACTGGTTGATTGTGACATCAACCGGATCGGTCAACTCCACCAAGTACTCAGCCATTATTCTGCCTAGCGTCGTGCTGACCAATGAAGATTGGGCAGCCCAAGCTATCTGGAAGGGAGTCTGGATATTACCTGCCGCGGAGCCTGAAGAGACTCCACTTAGGTACCAAGGTAGAGAAGCGTGTTCAGGGTCATAACTGAGCCGCTTCCTAGTCGGAGACCAGATAGGTCCCCAAGTTCCACCTCTCGTCTGCATCAGTCGCTCGATGGTGATACTAGTCGTATCGGCGACATCATACAGCATAGCCATGGCCACCTCGCCATTGGTGTTGGATCCCACGATCGGTTCCCAGGTGAAGTGTGCATACCTCACCCTGTACTTCGAATAACGGGACCCTTGCCCAGATAGCCACGGTAGCTCAGTCGCATTGCGTACGTTAAAGAGCACCGTGCCGCTCACCTCTGTGCCAGCGGTGGCACTAGATGTGACGCGTACTAAAGAGCCAGAGTTCTTGGCGGGGGTGATGTCACCATACTGAGTTACAACTTGGGGTCCCCGATAAGTAATCTGGGTCCCCATCGCGGCCGGCGCTGAAACCGGTGTAACCTGTCTGGTGGGTTGTTGGCCTCTGCTTTTCTGTCGTTTCTTCCGGGATTTCTCCTTCAAAACGATTACTTGGCTGGCCGGTTTGCCCTTCTTCCTTGCCATCTTTGTCGGGCGCTAAGCCCACCCGACGCAGGTACCGATAGATCTTGGGCCACTGGGGGCTGCCCGCTAATTCCATTTCCAGGCTCCTAATGCACGGAGCCGTACTATGGAAGAATCGGAAAAGCGTTTTGCTCCAGGTCGTAAGATGACACTTACCCTCGGACAACTCGTGCGAGCAGAAATTAACCTTTTGAAGGGTTTGTTCTCCGCTCCCGCTCACGTATGTCCGGGCGCATGCTGAGTATTCTTTACACTCATGACCAAGTGCATGATACTTTTCTACAGCATTGTCAACCCAACCCTCCACGGAATCATCACCCATGGCTATACACCATCGTGAACCGATGATCTTTGCCATTAGGCATCTTATCCGTGAATTTGAACTCGAAGTGCAATAAGACCCGGACTTCATTAGGCCTGGTAGTCCCTGAGAAATCAGGGTGCCGTCACTCAGTTGGAAAACCGAGTTCGACAAACAAGTAAACCTGTTCCTGGCAGCCTTTGCAGCAAGGTTGCTGAAGTCTCCGAGTCGAATTCTCATTTCGACATCCGCCATTAGCTCCCAATGTTGCACTGACCAATCGAATCCCGATATGTCCGCCTCAGCCGCAGGGGCTAGGGTGGACTTGAACTTCAGCTCGTCCCACAACGCATCGGATTGCTCCTTAGAAGTGAGACCCATTCCGGGTTTCGATGGGCACTGCTTCCATCGGCTTATCTCGAGGTTATTCTGAAAACCGAAAAGAACCCTCTCAACCAGTTGGTCCAACAGGGATACTGATGAAATCAGCCTCAACCTGCCAGTCCGAACTTTCCTGAGTGGATGAGGCTCCTGTTTTATGAAGAGACGCACTGGGTCACAAAGACCTAGTTGTATCAACTCAGGAGGAGTCACATCGGGGCTTAGTTCTATTCGGGAAAGCGCCTCGAGTCGCGCCCAGACAGCCTCCACAACCAAGGTCATGGAGGAGTCCAGGACTGCCCCATTTGTGGTACCAATCAAGCTGAGGGGGACCCCTGGACTGGAGTCCCGCTTGATGTCCCTTTGCGCGATTTCTTGGATCTTTTCTTTGAGGCTTTCTGAGTTCCAAGTTTCCCCCCAGAGGCAGGCTCGCTGCTTGGACCGGGGGTATTCTCGCTCAAGTTCTCGGCACGCGCTGTCGAGGTTGTCGGGGGCTTCTGTGGGGCGGAATCTACCTGCTTGGAAGAGCAAGCTAACTCTTTCTGCTTTCGAGCCTCTTTCAGGCCAACTAAGGTCTGCGAGATCACCGAAATGTTGCTCTGCGTTTCGGCAGAGCTCGTTAGTACTCGTTCTAGCAGTTTCTCTAAATTTGACACGCGATCTTCCACAGTCAATGAGGGGCATGCCTGTTGTGGTGAGGATTTCTCCGTCACTCCAGACGATTCCGGACATGTCACGCACGGCGACGAGCACTTGCTCGCCGCCTGCTGGCAGTTTAAAGGAATATCATTTCCTGTGGATTCTTCACGGGCGTCCCAATCGAGATCACCTTCCACCATATCAGCCCACGTCATCTCACCTCTCTCCTTCTTGTACTTAGAGAAAGCCAGAGGATCATAACTTGAGTGGGAGAATTCATCTCCAGCAACTCTGTATTTCCCTCGGCCTGCAATGTACACGTCCGTCGGAGCTACCTCTCGAGATGTCCATTCCTCAGCATCGATCTCGCGCGCTCCCTGCTCTCCGTTTTCACTGGATTCGCAGTTTGCATGGAAAATGGAGAGGTTCGTCGCCAAATTCTTGACGCCTATATCCTCCCATCTTCGGTGAATGGCGACAATGTCTGACCCTGCGTACAGGGGTGTCCCGCTCCACCCTGGACGGGTTGAGCATGAATGGGCCACAGACATATTGCCATCTGGAGTCGCAAAACCTTGCGAGGATTGTAGGAGCCCGGAAGCCTCCCCACCATAGGCGAGGACTGGTACTTTAACAGTAGGCTTCCGCACGCGGGCGGCGGTCACGCCAAGACGGGACCACACAGCCGCGGGGACCTGTACCGATATCACGTCGGCCTCCTTATTCAGGGAGCCGTATTCAATCTTCCAGGTCGGGTCCATCAGGACGCGCTTTCCCTCTTTACTCGACACAGAGTACTTCGCCAGGTATAAGTCTGCAATCATGCCCTTCTTCAGAACATGACCGGCGGTGACG